GGATGGCGACATTGTCGCTGGAGGGCTGGAGCGGCCGGGCCGAGACTGCGATTACGACCCTGACGATTTCTGGGCTGGAGTCGCGCATTGCCAATCTGGTGACGAGTTTCTCCACTTTCTCGACCAAGTGGCTCCAAGGATTCTTATCACCGGATTTAACTCCATCAACGCCTACAAAAACTGGAAGTTCGCCGTGGCGCCAACCGTTTACAAGACACCAAGCGGAGTTGACTTTGACACGGGACATGCTGAGTTGCTCTCTGAGTGGGTGTCACAAGCTAATTTGCGACTTGGACCATCGATGAAGAGGTTAGTTTGACGGCCCCACCTACGCACCCTCGTGCCTCGGGGCTCCGGAAACCCCTCCCTTCGGGGGGGACCCGGGCCTGTAGGTTTCAGAAAGATACTGGCTTCCGATGCTGATTGTGAGTCATTTGTAGGCGAAAAAGTCTAATATTGTGGGGACCGACTAATTTTGGAAAGACCACGTGGGCCAGATCACTCGGCCCACATATATTTTTTGGGTCTCAAATGTCGGGTAGGCTAGCACTGGATGGAAATCCATCCGCACAATTCGCCATATTTGATGATTGGAAGGGGGGTCTGGCTATGTTGCCAGGTTACAAAGATTGGTTTGGTTGTCAGTGGCACATTTCAGTACGCAAGCTACACAATGATGCACAGATTATTGAATGGGGTAGACCCATTATTTGGTTATGTAACAGGGATCCAAGAACCCTGATGACAAAAGAAAGCGATGGTATTGATTGGGATTGGATGGACGGAAACGTTATGTACTGTGAGATCGGCAAGCCGCTCACTATTTTTCATGCCAATACAGAGTAGATGAAGAAGCGATATTCAGAAGGTCAGAAGAGGACCCACCGACTCCTCCAGAAAAGAAATCAATGATGTAATAATCTCCCATACCTGCCTTGGAATCGACCGAAAGGTAGGCCGTCTTCATAGACTCACCAGTCTCATCATCGTCATAGACCAAGTTCTTGTTCATCGGGTACCAAAGTTTGCGTTCCACTAGTGTACCGGCTTCATTACTCGACTTGATCGTCCAAGTCTTGTCAGACATCAGATCCACACGGGCCGTGTCGATAGGGGCAACGATAAGATCGTTCCAGTCTTGATTGGCAGTTCCCTTGAATAGAATATCCAATTGTGCATTGACAGTGACATTCATGGTGTTGATACTCTGGTTGAACCAGAGTCTCTCCATCCCATTGGTAGTGTCAACGTAGGGTCGGAACGTTTGCACAACGGTGTCGGAACTGTTGCCGGTATTGAAAGGACCAAGGCCGCGCCATCTGAAACAGATGCGACGATGAAACCATGGTAGATGAGAATTCGTTTGCATACGTAGCCTCTCGCTGAACCCACGCATGTAGCAAGTGGTTGCCGTTCGTTCCGCGGTGTTGATCGCATAGTTTGGATTGGTGGCACCCTGGAGGAGATCCATCGCAGTTGGGCAGAAGATGAACATAGCACCAGTGGCACCGTTAATGTTCGCACTGCCGACTCCTACGGTCATCGATGTGCCCGATGCAGTTGTGTTGGACCATGCTAGCATTCCGTTCCGCTTCTTGCGACTCGATATGATGAGGATCTTCTTTTTTGACATTCTTTTTGAACGGAAAGTAGAACGCTTCTTCCCGCGTGAGAGTAGGCGGCCGATACGGCGGTAATTTGTTCTCTTGCGGGTGTACCGCTTGTAGTACTTGGCCGTTTTCCTTGATAGCGCCATTTTTTTGTTGGGGCGGCATGAAGTTCATCCGCCGGGGGAAAGTTGGGACGTGCGGGGGTACTTATAGTCGTGGCCTGTCCCTGTCCCTTCGTCCTGCGGTATAATATTAAAGTACCGCAGGACTTCCTATTCGGGAATGGCCCCCCCCTTTTTTCTGAAGAATCGCCGTTATGTCATGCTCACCTATTCTCAGGCTGGACCAGACTTCGATTATTGGGCAGTTGTTACATTGCTCTCGGCGCTGTCAGCAGAGTGCATCATTGGACGAGAAGCTCACTCTGATGGAGGAACTCATTTCCACGTATTCATCGATTTCGGACGGCTCTATTCAACACGAACGACTGATGTATTCGATGTGGGAGGCAAGCACCCTAACATCCTCCCAGTGCTCAAAACTCCTGCAAAGGCTTGGGATTATGCAACAAAGGATGGCGACATTGTCGCTGGAGGGCTGGAGCGGCCGGGCCGAGACTGCGATTACGACCCTGACGATTTCTGGGCTGGAGTCGCGCATTGCCAATCTGGTGACGAGTTTCTCCACTTTCTCGACCAA